TTCTTGCCGCGCAAGGCTATGATGTTTCTTCTATCTGTAAAACCGCTTGAAATCTTGCTTTTCTTCTGCTACTTCTCGTAGCTTTTTTTGTGTGCAGATTTTTCGCTTGGGGCTTTCACACTTATGTTCCTCCTTTATTCGCTCATATAAAGCTCCGCCGTGGTAATCGAATGTATCAGCTACTATTTCGGTATCATCAGTTATGTGACCAAAATTGTGCTCAGTCATTATCCCAATATGGTAGTCTGCGCTATATATGTCATCCTCGAAAATAATATAATCCAACCATGAACGCTCATTTTTGGTTGCGTTTATTGCTGCGATAACTATATCCAGTTCTTCGCCACATAAAGGGCTAGACCTTATTCTTACACGAAAAAAGAAAGGCCGACCACCATACTCATACCACTCTTCTACCCTAAACTCCTCGAAGAAAATTGTTCTAACAATATCTTCAACAGCATATTTTGTACCTTTATATCGATGCCATATTAACGAGTTTTCAACTAGAGCCCGCTTTTTACATAAGTCGAGCCCTAAAGGTTCGTAAAAATCCACATGCAGTTGCCAAGCCAGCAAGTCTACTAAAGTCTCCGAGAGTTCTTTGATACGGGTCATTATTATGGCTTCCTGGATAGCTGCAGTTATTTCTTGCAACTCCGGGTCAATTGCGTAAACAAGGGCCTTGATATATTCATCAGTAATGCGATCAGGTAGGATATCCAGTAGGCTTAGTACATCAAGATTAATCATCTTCTAGCCCTCCGTTTATGGCAATTATATTATCTATATCGGCGACACCTAACTCGTAATATTGCAGAACCCTATGAAGTGGCTCTACTATCTCCACCCTCTTTATACCTGCTTTCATAACCATTTTTGTAAGTTGTGAAGGATTGATATCACGCCCAAGAGCTGATTTTTGCCACAACATAAACTCGTTAAGGGCCACATCAAACCGATCTTGGATTGTCTGAGCAAAGGCAGCGTTACTTCGTGCTATGAAGTAGACTAAATTAATTTTATATTTCACGACCTCCGGCTTACGCACAACTACCATATCTGTTAATGGCCGACGGTTATCTGCATTGCACACCTTATAGACATCATCAAGTAATGCCTGCGTTGGAAGCTCGCCTCCTTCTAATAAAGGAATTATTTCCACAACGCCGGGGCTGGGGGATTTTACGGAAACATCAATAATCAATTGTGAGGCTGTTTTAGCCCAATAAATATAGGCCCCATAGGGACCCGCCGTTGAAAAACTTTCCGGTCTAATTCTTATCCGCTCTCGAAGAGAATCTAAGCCCTCCCGGTCGGCTCCCCCTTGGGTTGTATCAATGTTCCGCACAGTATAGTGAAATGGGAAAGTATCTACGAGGCGGTTCACCTGCCCGGGTAAATACCCGTTACCTATTGCTCCGGCCTGTATGCATTCTGCGGGGGCGATTACGCTTAATTCACCACCATTTATTTCCACATCATCAGTCGTGGCAAAATAAATATTATTACCCGGTGTGGCCCGTGTTCCCTGCGGAATTATTGTGCTGCTCGGTAAGGCGATAGAAAGTAAAAACTCCAGCCTGGTAACTGCGGCCGAAGGTTCGTTAATCTCCACACCAAGCAAAGCGCCGAGATTTTGCAAAAATCCTTCCCCAGCGTATTTGAGCAGATTTTGTTTCCCGGCATAATCAATATTGCTTCTTTGCCGTACCAGGTAATATATAAAGTTTAATAAAACCTGTCGCCACGGGTCGCTGGGGTGAAGTTTACGGCCCAGCTTCTTCTCGAATCGGGCAAAAACCTCCGCTTCAATAACCGCCGGTTCCTTTTCGGCAAAGGTTATATCGGGCAGATTGCTAAGAAAGGTACTCATCTAATATTCTCACCTTCACTCTCGGATATAACTTGCCATCCATCGCGTCCACAGGGTTTGGAGCAAAATCAACTTCTAAAACTTCTACCCGGGGTTCATATTCCTGTATTGTTTCAAGAAGAAATATAGATAACTGCATCATCCCTCTAGGGATTGGCTCATCAATGAATGTAGCCATAATCCCCAGGCGGCGGTCAAGCGTAACAGTCCCCACAACCGTTGTCATAAGGACGGCTACATTTTGGATAATTTCCTCGAATACCGTTGTGGGGAACCAGTTTATCCGGGTAGTTGTCAGCCCTAAGATGGTAAAAAGGTTATTATTCATAATCGCATCACCTATACATACTCTCTAAGGGTTACATCCACGGTGCATGAGATACAAAATCCCGTGTTGTCGATGATGTCCCAAGGCATCCCAAGCGATTGTATTGTCCATCTAAACACACCAAAAGCAGTCCGGCCTAAGATAATGGATATCGTTGTTCCATTACGCTGCAGAATCATAAGTTTATTAAACTCGGTCTGTGGATTTACTCCAAACTGGGCTTTCAACATAATTTTGAATGTTATCTCATCCAACTCGGGGCCTACAAATTGGCTAACCGGCTTCCTTAGAAGGGTGTCGTGTTTAGCAAAGCGGACGCTGTTGCTTCGCTTAAAATCATCAATCGTTAATATTTTTTCGCTTGATACCTCAAAGAGGATTACATCATCAAGTGTTTTCGAGCCTATGGCACCAATCACATAATCACCTTCCTAATCTCCCGCAAATACATCCAGGCTGGCCGTTGTGATAACCCCGGAGCCGCCGGGGTATATAACGGCATCCCCTTCCCGGGCAACTCCCATTCCGTTTGCTTTTACTGTTCCTGATGAAGACGCAACATTCCCTGTACCACAATGGGGGCAACTATGGACCACTGGATCACCAAGCCGAGCAACTGCCAAATCGTTTGCGTTCACATTAGGGCTTCCTTCAATTATCGTACCAACAACGGAATGCGGACAGCAGGGCAATCCATGACTACAAATCCCCATATGTTCATCACTTACCCGGGCTACATTTGGCATAATATCGCCTGCTTAATTTAGATTGATTGTTGCAGCTGTTACATTGACATTGGTGGCGGCGGTTATGTTTATATCCTGTAACGCCATGATGGTGATTGTTTGCTCTGACAGCACATCAATTTCTTTAGCTGCTTCGATTGTTACCTTTCCACTTGTTTGAACAGATATATCGCTCTCTGTAAATACATCAATGGATTTTTCGCCACCCTCGGGGATATAAACCGCCAGCCTATGCAGTTTTTTATCGTATTCGAGAAGTGTTCCATCCTTAAAATATACATAAGCTTTGTTTTCGTCACCGAATGGAGGTAATCGGGTGTCTGCATAATATGAGCCTATGATACAACCCCGTGACGGAGCTTCGGGGTCAAAAAGAACACGCACTCTTTCTTCAACTGCTGGCATATAATACGCCTTATCTTCAAGTGTGAAGGGTACCAGTATTGGCAAATCACCTGAAACAATATCTTCCCTGTCCTCAAAGGTTACTTGGGCGGTACCCTTTATAGGGTCAATGGAAGACACTTTCCCTATGCGTATGGCATCCGTGTACTTGTCACGCATCAATACCCCTCCAAACAACGATGCAAGGTCAGTGTTACATCAAATCCGCTGCTACTGTTAGAATAGGCAACGACATCTATATGATATTTGCCGTCAAATCTTCCCCATCCTACAAACTCCACATTTGTCCCTGTAAAATAAGTAATATCGCCATTTAAGGTAATCCTACAGGTCCATTCATACTTATTTTTCTCCCGCGCCCGCGCCCTGGCTTTCCGATCCAAGTTGATATCGTCACTTTCGGCGTTGTAATTTCCTCTAAGCCTTAATGTATGGCCTACATCCGGGGCATTGGGAACCGCAAAGTAACCAATATAGGTTTCGTCTGTCTTTGGGCAGAAGTAGGAAATTTCGCAAGCCTTATATATATCCTTTGCGTTACGGTTGAAGTCTGGGTCGCCAATGATATTGGTACGGCCTTTTTCTATCGTTACAACGGCGGGCTCGGCTTCGTATTTGGCCTCCTCGAAAACAATAAGTTGGCAGTTCGTCACTTTCATGCAAAGGCCATCGGACTTGCAAAGTTCCTCTAAAAATTCCAAGTCTGATTTATCGTTTTGGTCGGCGACATCGTAAAAAGGGTCAACATCGGTGTCGTATACCAATGCCAACCCTGCTGTGCCGGAAATGTCCCCGGCGATACCGGAAAGAGAAATCTTTTTCCATGAGCGGTTTTTCTTTTCACTTCTCGCGCTGCTCGTAACTGGCGCGGCCACCCCATTCATCGACATAGTGCTGGAGTGCCGCGGGTTATCAATTTCAAAGGTACCAAGCGATAATGTGCGGTTGTCGCCCCGTGAGTTCCAGTTTAATACCTCAATCTCGACATCAAGGGTTTCTCCCGTATCCGGGAACCATTCATTAAGCCAGCGTTCATCTCTATCTGAAAACTGTACGGACATATCATCCGTCTTGTCATAATTATCTGTATAAGAAAAATCCATTACATGATGAATCCGGCCTCTGTAACGGACATTGGCCCGCGCCCGTCTTGCATCGGACATCAGGTAGCCCTCCAGGGAGGAAAGGTTATCCTCTCCTCCCTGTTAACTTCGGGTACAAGTAATTCGCAGTTGGCCGGAAAAACTACGATTTCACGATATTGCGGGTTGGCTTCAATGAGAAGATGCATAAAATACTCGGAGCCATATAGACGAAGGGAAATACTGTCCCACATATCTCCCTGGGTAGTGATATGTTTATCCATTGGCCACCCTCTTTTCCCGTGCCTTTCTTTCATCAAGCACTTGGTTGACTATGCGCTTAAAGTCAGTGTGCCCTTCTTTTTGAGCTTGCTTTATTGCCTGCTTCAACTCTTCGGGGCTAAGTCCGCTTCCGTTTATAACGGTTTGCGGGCTGTAGTGAACCTCTACGCTTTCGTCACTGTAATTGCTTACTTCATCCATCCTTCTGATGGAGTCAATTGGGCGGACGCCAAAATCGGCATTGTCATCATCTGCGTTGAGATTGGGGAAGCGCATGAACTCCTTCATAGCAGATAACGCTCTTTCCACACCACTTGATACATTCCTAAAAATGTTGCCAGTTTCAAGAGCCGTAAATACCTTGCTACCCGCGGCATCAGTTATAAGCTCTGGACCGGCTTCACCAGCGATAAAGGTTTTAGGTGTATAGTCACTTCCCTTTGCAAACATTGGTATGTTTGCTGTGGCCTGTACCGCATTTGAAGAACCGCCCGAAATACCGGATGATATTTCACTGGCTATCCTCGCGCCAGCAGAAGCAAAGTTGGTGTTTGCGATTGTGGAATTAAGGGCCGCGAATGTAGCCCCAACCTTTTCAACTATCGCTTCTTCCATTGCTTTGTTTTCCATAATCGCTGAGGCAACATGGTCTAATAATTCTTCGGCAGATTGCGCAATGCCAGTCGGGTCAAGTTCCCTCTGCATGGATTCAACAGCCACGCGGGTTGAGTTTTCAAAGGCATCACTTAACGCTTCGAGTTCATAGTCGGTAGCATTTACAAGCCCTTCGATTGTGGCGGCGGCTTCTGGGCCGGCGGCCCTTAACTGTTCGAGAAGTGCTTCGTCAATATCAAGTTCGGCAAAACGCTCATTAAGAATGGCCATGTTCTTACTCCATTCCTCCACAACATTTGCATTTTGTATGAGGTTGGCGGTCATCTCTTGAACCGATACGGCGGCACTTTCGCTTACAGTATGGAATACATTGGTGGTTAGGCGTTTGTAATTTTCAAATGACTGGTTAATTTTGTCGAGTGCTTGGCTTTGGGCCTGTTCCCATTGCTCGGCTTTTCGTGCCTGCTCTTCCATTGCATGGGTCGCTTCGGCCAATGCCGCAGACGCTTCTTGCTGGGCCGCCTCTAGGTCACGCAAAACATCCGCATGGACTTCAATACCCGCGGCCAAATCCGCTTGCATTTGTAAGTTGGCTCGGATTGATTCGTTATAAGCCTGTTCCGCAGCGATTAGGTCATCAAGGGCCGACTCTAAGGCCTTGCGGTCCGCACGGCGGCGGCGGGTACCGTCATTTAACTTAGCCTCTATTCTTTCCCGGGCCTGTATCGTATCAACTAACCCGGCTTGTAATTCGAGATATTCAAGGTCTAAGCGTAGGCTTTCATCTATCATAGCATTTAACTGTTCTCGGCCTTGTGCATAGGCTAAAAACGCATGCATAGAATCTGCAGCCATATTTAAAGACCCGGCGTAAGCATCGTAGGCAAGGGCAAGACCAGGGACGCTGGAGTTCATTTCTTGGATGTAGTGTTCGAGCCTTTCCATTTCTCCGGCGGATAAATCCGTTTTGGAGGAAAGATACTCTATGCGGTCGGCAAGGTCTTGCACATGAGTATGGGAAGCAGCCATAGCAAGTGAGTTTTCCTCGAATCGCGCCGCGGCATCTGCCGCCGCATTGGTTAGCGTTTCTTGTCGCTCCCTTAACCGTTCGGCTTCTTCGCCCATCTCAGCGTACTCTTCACCAACTCGCCGTGACCATCTGACAAGGGCAGTTATTCCAGCTACCAGCCCTGCAATTGCAAGGCCGACACCAACTACAATTGCTCCGATCCCTGTTGAAATCAATACTTTTTTAAACGCAATTAAGCCTATTTTTGCAGCACCAAGCCCTTTGGTGAGAATCCCCATCCCAAGGCCCATTATCTTTTGCGATACTGCAAAGATTTTCTGCTTTATAGTTAAGCCAGCTAATGTCGCGCTATAGGCTTTCAAGCTCCCGGTTGCGGCAATACGCTTTTTCGTGAGAAAAGCTGTAACCATACCGAGTTTAGTAGAAGCTAAAATGTTGGCTTTTTTCGCCGCTGTATCGTGCTTCGATGCGGCGGTGCTTATCTTTGTGGCTGCCGATTGTGCTTTATCGGCTGCCGCTTTATGGGTGCTTGCAACTGCCGCTGCCGCGTTAGCTGCTGTTCTGGCTTGCTCTGCCGCCGTAGCCGCCGCCGTTGCTTTTGCGCTTCCCGCACCGGCTGTAGCTGCTATTGTTTCTGCTTGTACTGCGAGCTTAATCGCCTTTGTTTCAGCGGCTTTTGCGGTTTTTCTTGCCACCGCCGCAATATTAGCAAGTTCTGTAGCCGTTGTATTTGCTGTCGTGGCTGCTGTCCTAGCCCGCTCTGCCTTAGCTGCTAAATTAGTAACGCCTTCAACGGCTTTCACTGTGGCTTTAAAGGTGGCATATGCCGCTCTTGCCTTACCCACGAATTTAATAAGTTTTCCTGTTACCATCAGCACCGGGCCGATGGCCGCCGCAAGCATAGCCATTCTGATAATATTTTGCTGTGTTCCCTCGTCCAGGTTACTAAACCATTCAACAAGGCGGGTAATACCTTCTACCCCTCTTTCAACAAAGGGCATAAGGGATTCGCCAATGGTAATACCGGCATCTCTTAGTTGATTTTGCATAATCTGCATCCGGGCTTCCATCGTGGCATATCGTTCTTCCACGGCGTACATAAGGAAATTGTTTTCATCCCATGCGGAATTGGCTCGGTTGATGGCGTCTACGGTTGTGTCATATGCGCCAGATAAACCTAAAAGCATTTGTTGCATGTAAATACTGTTTAGGCCGAGTTCATCAAGGGTGACAATGGTGCTTCCGCCTTGGGCTTCTATACGGTTGAGGCCGCCGATGAACGCCATAATCGCGCTCATGGCATCCACTTCATATTTCCGGGCAAACTCGTCAGCACTTAAACCCGCAATACGGGCGAAGTCATTAAGCCTGTCGCCGCCCAGGGAGACGCTCATGGTCATGTCACTTATAAATTGGGAGAACGAGCTACCACCCGCGGCACTACTTAGGCCAATGGCGGATATGGCTGTTGATATACCCATTACATCCGCTTCGCTTAACCTTGCCTGCGATGCCGCGCCGGCCATCTTTTGGCTCATGCCCAAAATCGCGGCTTCGGTTGTCGCAAAATTACTTCCCAAATATAAAATGGTACTTCCCATTCGGTCAAAATCACCCTGAGAAGTACCCATTATATTTGCAATAATCGCGAATCCGTTTGCCGCGCTGTCCAGCGTGAGGGTGGTTGTCGCTTCTACCGCAAGCATAGTACGGGAGAAGTCTTCAAGGTACTCAATGCCCACACCCAAACGGCTGCCGGCTTCAAATACTCCGGCTATGGCGGCATGGGTGTGCGGTAACTCCCGTGCCATTTGTCGAGCCGTAGCCTCTAAGGATTGTAAATCTTCCTCGGATGCCTTTGTAACCTTACGGACACCAACCCATGAGCTTTCCCAATTTCTCGCGGCTAAAACCGAAGCAGTGGCAACCCCTAAAAGCGGTGTTGTCACACCGAGAGTCAACCCTTTACCAACGC